AACTAGGGAAATCCAATCCCTGATAGGAAATAGTCACATCGAATATTTACGGTGTTGCCGTAATTTCCGAAAAAAAACCCTTTTTTTTTTGGAAAAGGCAATGTTTTATATTCGAAATTTATTCTATTTTTTCCAGATTTTTTTTCTATTCTAAGTTATAAAAATGCCATCAAAAGAACATTCCGGAGGAAGAAGAAAGTTAGTAGGTCCACGAAAATTTTCAAGTCGTCCTAGACGTAAGCAGGCCCCGACTAAGAGGTTTAAAGTTGCTAAGAAGCAAATGATAAAATCTCGTCAACCACTAGTTGAGACTAAGTCTCGTATTCAGAGTGAGATCGCTTTAGGAACACAGATTCCGCAAAGTAAAACCTTTGTCTCAATGTCATCTGTATTTCACCCTCTCCCTTTACATGCATATACATCCATGGAGCAGGGTATTAGAGAAGATCAAATGTTAGGTCAATCCGTATTTTCAAGATATTTAAATGCCAAAGTTCAAATCAGATTCCCAGGTGCTTCTGATTTAATTACAGATCGCCAATATCCAATGGAGTTAATAGCAGGATGGATTCCTTCCTCCTTAGCATTTAGCACATTCACAACTCCTCAGGTGAGTCAAGTATCGCCTAGCGATATTACTACATATATAATTCAACGAATTAGTGAGTATTTTAATGCTCGCACAGATCGTTTAGATTTCATACCTAAGCACGCTGCTAATATTAAGATTACGTATCGTAAAAAGATTAGAGCAAATCAAACTAAAAATAATGTATTAGGACCTGATACTAATTCATTAACCACAGAAGGACATATTCCTGATGTTATGATGTATCCTAAATGGAGAACCAATAAGAAAGTCTTCTATGAAGAAGGTAATACATACGGAGACGGTGCGGGCACTGATCGCCGTAATTTCTATCCGAATTATTCCTGGATCCCATTCTTAATAGTATATTCACCGATGTATGGAGGTGAAGATGGTATGAATCCGTTACCTACTAAAAATGTCCCTAGAGTCTCTTATAATGTCGCACATTATTACACTGATTCTTAAAATCCGCCAATGCCTCCAATAGGTTAAATATATATATATATACAGATAATTGATAGTGTTACAGGCAACTCGCTTGCCGCCTCAATTATCCCATTTTACTAAGTGGTTATTACATATGGTCCATATGGACCATCTATCCGCGCTCATTAAATCTAGGCACGGTAGAGTGTTCGTGAATACGAAGACTCTTGGTCTATTAAATCTTATTTTTTTAGCGTTATAGCGTTTATCATACGCTACGCCGTTTTTAATTACTTCTATTCCAGAGTAGAAGTCTCCAAGTTTATCTTTTTTCATTCCGCGCGGCATATCTACTATGTAAGCGCTCTTAATTGGTCGCGTAGCGACCCATTGAAATATATCATCCATTAATCTAAATGGAGGTATCTCTTCTGCGAGTCCTTCATATTCCATATGCTCGCTGAATAATGATTTACCAGCGTTCCCTATAGGGTCGTATATGAGATCTATAGTTCTTAAACAGAATGTTTGAGAGATCTCTTTCGCTTTTTGTTGCCAAGGTAATAGTCCCCAACTATTAAATAGTTCCATTTGTTTCGTAATTATCTTAATTTCGTCTTTTTCTGTCCAAGGTCCGTCGATCCTAGTATCGTCCTTGATTACATAAAACATATCGCCTTTAGCGTTAGAAGAAGTTATGGAAAAATGCGCTTTCGCCCAGTGAGTATAAATGGAAAAAGAAGTTATTAATGCCTTTAAGGACTTTTTTTTAATTAAGGATATGCGCCCCTGCCAGTGTTCATATCCTGATTCCCCCTTTTCTAATTGGAAGGAGTATTTCTTGCAATTTTTTCTTAAGTTATCCTTAAGAATATTTTCATCTAAGTCTAATTTTGGTAAAGTAAAATCCCACACATAACAATCCGCCATTTTGTTATACTATAGATAATAATTATATCTTTAAGTAGTTTTAGCAACCCTGGGTAATTTCTATCCTGGCATAAAATTTCCCTGATGAGGTTGCTCACAACATATCTCGCCAGAGATATGGATATGTTGTGAACAAACTAGGGAAATCCAATCCCTGATAGGAAATAGTCACATCGAATATTTACGGTGTTGCCGTAATTTCCGAAAAAAAA